TGGAATATACCTGAAGAATTACATATTTTTAAAGAAAAAACTATAAATTCTATAGTTATAGTAGGTCGCAAAACTTTAGAACAAATGCCAAAATTAAAAGATAGAACAATTTTATGTATTTCTAGAGGAATAATTCTTGAGTGTCAAAATGACATAGTTCGTATATACCAAGATATTGACGATGCTGTTAAAGAAGCTAAGCATTTGGCTGGAATTTCTGGACAAAAAATATATATTATAGGTGGTAACCAAATTTATAATTATTTTTTTAAACATTATAAAAATGAATTAATAGTACATATTTCTTTTATTCATAATGAATATGTATGCGATACATTCTTTGACAAGGAGAACTTAAAGGATTTTTATATAACACAAAAGTATGAATATGATTTATTTACTCATTATGAAATGGATTATAGAAAATATGGTGAAAGACAATATTTAAATTTAATAAAAGATCTCATAGAGAATGGAAACAGAAGAAAAACTAGGAATGCGGAAACTATATCAGATTTTTGTAAACATTTGAAGTTTGATTTACGTGATGGTTTTCCACTTTTGTCAACTAAGAAGATGTTTACAAAAGGAGTAGTAGAAGAACTTTTATTCTTTATCAGAGGCGATACTAATACAAAAACTTTAGAGAAAAAGGGAATTCACATATGGAAAGGAAATACAAATCGTGAGTTTTTAGATGATAATTATTTTGAAGATAGAAAAGAAGGAGAAATGGGACCAATGTACGGTAGTATTTGGAGAAATTTTAATAGTTTATCGAGTGAAGAAGAAAAAGAAATGTTAAAAGAAAGTAAAAAGTTAGAAATACATTATAAATCATATAACATAGATGATATGAGTTACACAACTGATATAGTAAAATCTATAGATTTCGGTATTGATCAACTTAAAAATGTTATTGAAGAAATTAAAACAAATCCAAATTCTAGACGACTATTACTAACAACTTATAATCCGGCACAAGTTTTATATGGAGTTTTATATCCATGTCACAGTATAACAATCCAATTTTATGTTCAAGATGGTTTTTTAGATATGTTTTGTTATAATCGTTCAAGTGATGTAGCTTTGGGTTTACCATTTAATATAGCAAGTTCTTCTTTGCTTCTAATGATAATTGCAAAATTGACAAACCTTGTACCTAGGTATTTTAACCTTACATTGGGAGATACTCATTTATATTCAAATCATGTGGAACCTATCTTGGAACAAATTAAAAGAATTCCATATACATTTCCAATAATTAAGATACCAGATTTTGAAACATTAGAAGATGTTGAAAAATTGTCATGTGAAGATTTTAAAGTCAAAAATTATAAATACTATCCAACGATAAAAATGGAAATGGTAGCTTAAAGATTCTATTCTTATAATTACACCCAGATTTTTTAGAATGAGAAACGTTATTTTAAACATATTTAATGTTTAAAATATTTAAATGTGATTTAGAAGGGAAGAAAATACACAAAGTATATTGTGGACCGAAAATACTACCAAAAAATGTTAACCGCTAAATGAAGTGTAATAACATCAAAAATAATAATAATGATACATGAATATGATTTAAATATAAGTGTCTCATTTAAAAAAAATTTGGCTGTAATTATAAGAACTAATCAATCTATGTATTTTTCTTAAATAACATATATCCTAAATAAATTAATACTATTGATAATAATATTAATATTATGACTACTAAATAAAGAGGGATTTTCATGCCAAAAATTTTAATATTAGACCCGGAAGAATTATTTTCATTATTACTACTGCTAACACTAGAATATTCATTAGAAAAATTTTTTGGAACAGGAGGTAAAGTTTTATTCACTTGAACAGGAGGTAAAGTTTTATTCACTTGAACAGGAGGTAAAGGACCTGGTGAAAGTGTAAATATACCTCCACTCCATTCAATTTCTCCTGTGCGAGGATCTGAAGAATATTCTTGTGGAATATCAATTTGTAAATTAGAATTCTGAGTAACATCGGTTGAAAATGCTATATAACCATAACCACCATCTCCAGAATTCTTTGTACCCCAGCTATTTCTAACTTCCCAGAATCGAATCTTTCTACCATTTGATTCAGTTCCAACACCCCACCCCGTAATTGTAACAGCATGTCCTCCACTTTCTCCTTTATTATCACATATATATATTTTTTTTTTGGGGGCTCCATATTTCCAATATGTCATAAAATCGTCGTATACTTGAAACCCAGTAATAACAGGTCCATTTGACATTATTTCTTTTTGAATAGCTGATATAGTTGCATTTTTATTAATTTTTCCATTACTAATAATGGCTAAACTTTTTGTTGACCCAGGTTTAATTGAATATTTTTGAGTTGTTTGATTTGAAATTTGTGTTCCGCAACAGTTTATACAACAATCTTCGGGTAATTTATTTGGAGAAACCCATTTATGACTTGATATCATACTATATGGCCAACAATTTTCTTTTTTTGTTGAATTGCCTTTTTCTAACCATTTACATGCTATAAAAGGATCTCCTCCTTCATTACATGAATCTTGAGATTTAACTTCCATTAAATTATAAGTTTGAGACATTAGCCATGTAGGACTTAACAAAGAGCTGTTAATTCCGTACTTAATGGAATATCTATCGCCTAAAGCCATTGCAATAGAAAATGCCCAACAAGATCCACATCCACCTTGATCTCTTGGAGCTTCAATTTTCCCTCTATATGAAGAATCTCCCTTTTTTCTCCAACTAAAACTTTCTGGAATTGGAGCAGGCAAAGCAGATAGACGTAAAGAGTGTTGTACTTCTTCTGTTGTAATAGGTCTTATTATTCTAGCTTTATTTAATCTTTTACCTGTGTAAGGTTTTTGTTCTAATGCAAATAATTTTTCTTGTGGATTGCAAGTTTTTGGTCTTACAAAACTCCATGGTTTAGGATTACTCATTTATTATTTATAATAAATTAAAAATTAAAATATTATAAATTTATTAACATTTCATTATATGAAGATGTTTTTGTGAATCCAAAGCGAAATACTGTAAATAAATTTTTGTTTAAACTAAGATTTTTTAGATTATAAGACATCATAAAAACAAACATATTTTATGTTTGTTTTTATATACACCTGTTCTATTGAACATAAGAAAATGTATAATTTTATTCAAGAATATTTCAAATAAAGTTCTGGAACAGGTTTAAAATAACCATTTCTTCTTAAATTTTCTATCGCAAATGCTGCAGCTTTTTGTTCAGCGTCAGATTTAATAGCAGCAACACCTCTACCTAATTCAATAACTTTTCCCTTGTAATTTTTATAAATTATGAATGTTGTTAACTTTTCTTCTTTGGAAAATTTCTTTTCTTGCACACCTAAAACTTCCGGTTTAAAGTAATCAAAAACTTCCTTTAGTCTTGTTATTGAGTCATATAAATCTTCATATTTTAAAGATATAGACATTTCGTCAAAAATATTTTTTAATATTTCATATACTATTGCGTATCCAACACCTTCTTTTATTTTACTATCTAAAATAAAAGCCGTAGCACCAATAAATGCTTCTAAAGTATCTTCAAGTAATGCTTTTTTTTCTCTATTTCTTTTTTCTTCAGAAGCGGTTATAAAATTCCAAAAACCAAGTTTTTCTGCAATTGGAAAAAATGAATTTTTTGATCCATAATTTATTTTTAACCTAGCGACAATCTTTACTGCTTCTGGGGTCATTAATCTCGGAAATCTTCTATACATATACCAAATAATGAAACTTCCGGCCAAGACGTCTCCCATTTGTTCATATACTTCATAATTATTACTTTCATCTGCTGTAGAAGAAGTGAAAACTGCATCATATATTTTCATACTTTCTTCATCCATTAAATATTCGATATAATGTTCTTTTATTTTGCCTTTTCTTAACACACTTAAAATAATATTTTTAAAATCTTTATCTCTAGGCCCATATACTATGACTTTATCGTCTTCGTTATACATACTCCTATATTTTAGGAAAGTTGTTCTTATATTTCAATTTTATATTTTATTTTTACAATGAAATATTAATACCGAATATATTAAATCTAAATCTTAAATCACTTTCGATATTCATATCTTGATATATAATACCATATCCATAATGTTTACTCTTAATATTTTTGGAAATATAACATAGATTATTTTCAGAAAAGTCTTTCACGACTTTGTCAACAGGTTGTGAAAAGTCGTGTTTTAATTTTAGTAAATTTCCAAGTCCTTTTCTTGAAATTACATATGCATGTAAACATGTTCCACCCCCTTCTGTAATATATTGTTCTGAAAATAATGGTCTATTTGGACTTGTATAACCCAGAAAAATTATATTAAACCCTATGCATTTTTTTATTATATTACTTATGTCTTTTAGTTTTATACTATCATTAATTATTATATCATCTTCGAAAATTATTGCGTAAGGTACTTCGATTTTATATAGATGTTCCCACAATTTTTTATGCGATATGTAACAAGAGAATACTCCTATACTTATACCTATTATCACCCCCTTTAGTTTTTTATATTCTTCTTTTATAAACTCTGTATTTTTATCAGTAGCATTCCATCTGTTAGGATTAATACCAATTTTTTGTAGTCTTTTTTTTGTTTTCTTCCATCTTGTTGTACATCTTTCTAAATTAATTACCCATGTATTTTCGAATGAAATGTCTTCTTTGTGAAAATTTAATTCATACCATTTTATATTAAAAGTCTTATAATACATTTTATTATTTTTATAGTCATATTTTGAAGATATGCAACTAGTTCTCCATGAATTAGTGTATAATATATCTAAAATATTTTCAACTTTATTTGGCATATCTACTGATAGATTTTTAAATGAACATTTATTAAAAGGATATACAGAATCTCGGTTTAATATGTAATTTTTATTATCAATAGTGTTTTTTAAATGTATACTATCTCCATCTATTTTAAACTTAATTATTGATATGTATGGCCATGACCAATTTTTTATATTCCGTATGTTGCAACTAAATATTTTTATATCAGACTTTGTTGTAAAGATGTTTAAACCAAATTTAATTAATTCGTTTTTAAAAGTCGGTATTCTATTAAAATCTTTTTCGTCAACACACAACTCAAAACACCCATGCCATGGTAATATATCTTGTTCTTTATATACACTTATTAATGTATCAAATATTGGCAATGAATTGATATTATGAGTCTCTAATAAGATATACGTATGTTTAATAATATGTATTAATGTGTTTTTGCTTTTACTATTCCAAATATTTTTAAAAGGTGTTTTATTATAGTATTTGGATTTTTTCAAAATAATATTAAATATAAGACAGGATGTTATAATCAATAAAATATATATAAACATTTATTATATATTTCATACGTTTAAATATTTATTTTATATCCATCATTACACTTTACTATTCGAAAGTTCTTTATCAATCAAAAAGAATACGATATGAAATATTATCCGGATCCAGATAAAAAATATGATAGATTTATGAGAGATGATTTTGGCGGAAATGTTGTTATAGAAATGTCAAACGGAATTCAAATTCCTTTATCTAAAAATGAGTATAAAAGAATTATACAAACTTTTGGGGAAACTATGGGTTTCATACCAATGCATTCACAAGTTATAAAAAAACGATTAGAATAATTTTTTACTATATGCGAACTTTATCGAAGATGACACTGATTTTAGCCCGGGAAAGTATGTTACTTGAGCAACAGTGTTCCTTATTAGATGATCCATTTCTACTTGAAATATAAAATTCCATCTTAGTTAGATGGAATAAATACCAATATAAAATTGAAAAAAAATAATAAGTTGTTAATATAAATATAAATGGAAGATATTAATTTTGATTTTCAAGATACAGAAGAACCTGAAGTCACTTCTGTATCTCTTGAACACTTATTATCCAGTTTCTTTTATATAAATAATTCATTATCTAACATGGATAGCTATTTTGATATAAATGGTGGGATGGGAAATTATTTTAATGGAATAATAGAAGACATGATGGTAGAACAAGTTATGGAAGAAAGTTTAGAAACACAGCCAGATTTGGTAAAGAGCAATAAAAATATAATCATACCATCTCAAACATTTTCTTCTTTATGTGAAAAAATTACAGAAGAAAATAAAGAATGTAGTATATGCATAAGTAAATATACAAGTGAAGATTATATTTCAATTACAAATTGTAACCATATATTTCACACAGATTGTATCAAGGAATGGGCTAAATATAAAACAGAATCAGATTGCCCAGTATGCCGTAAAAAATTAGAATGAAATATTAAAATATAAATAATAATAAATGTTTGATAAAATAAAATCTTTATGGGACAAAGATCCCTTTTTATCATTATGTGTGCTTTGTATAATTTTTATAATAGGATATGGTATTTATAATTTAATAACAAAAGAAAAAGGGAAATGGTCTAAATCATTCTCTATAAAACAAGAACTTTCTCACACAAGTAAAATACCTAAAACAAAAGAAAGTAAAGGTGAAATCGAGTGTAGAAATGTTTTAGAAAATTTATTTCGCGAACCTTTCGGGAAAGCACGTCCTAATTTTTTAAGTAATCCTGTCACAGGAGGGAACTTTAATTTAGAATTGGATTGTTACAATCCAGAATTAAAATTGGCTGTTGAATATAACGGAATACAACATTATAAATACACACCTCATTTTCATAAGAACAATGAAGCATTTTTAAATCAAAAATATAGAGATGAACTCAAACGAAGAATGTGTAAAGATAATATGATAACACTAATAGAAGTTCCATATACTATAAAGGTTGAAAATATAAAAGAATATTTAGTTAAAGAATTATTTAGCCACGGTTATATGATAAAATAAATTATTTTAAA